CCAACATTAGTTGCTTCTGTATCTAAAGTACCGTGAGTAGTTGCTAAAGCTTTAACATTAGCTGTAGCTATAAATGCGTCTGCATCTGCTACTGTTCCCACTGAAATAGTTGCTGCACCACCATCATTATTCACTGTAGTTACGTTAAGAATAACGTCTACTATTTGTGAATTTGCTGGAACTACTGCGCAAACTTGATTTAAATGTGAAGCACCAATAATATCAACTTTTACTGATTGAGACATTACAACTTGTCCAACATTAGCAATGTTAGATCCAAGTGTTGTACCTGTTGTGTTTGAAATCGTTCCCGCTCTTACCGGTCCCGAAAATGTAGTATTTGCCATTTTATATTCCTCCTAGAATATCTGAATACTGTCCCTAGGGTTGTCGACTATATGCGTCAGCATTCATCATTGTTAAATATATAGTGTGTTTTTTATATACTACTTTTTAATAGAGTGCAAGAGAGCCTGTAATGTGGAGTGAATTTTCCAACGATGTAGCTTTTTTATTAAGTAGCTACAGAAACTTGTGGAGCAGCGCCTTCAACGCTATTTTGTCTGTGAGCAATTTCAGCTTCTTCAAGCTTGATCTTAGTAATGACTTCTCTAACTTTGTCATCAATTCTGACCATTTCAAGAGTATATCTGTCTTCATTAATATGCTCCTGTTCCCACTTCAACTCCAAGGACCTTTTTTGTTTGTATAGGTCTTGTATCATCAATAACCTCCTCATAAGTTATTCGATTTATCTCGTTATTATAGTTGTTTCCGAGATACTCCCATTTTATACTTTTTTCTCCTAGCTTGTCAAGTATAGCTTTTTCAACACTTTCAGCTGTATCCTCAACATGTTCAATATTAAATTTAGCATGATGGTCGTAAGCCCAGATATTTATGAGAGTTTTTTTCATTTACACACCTTTATATGTAAAAAAGAGGCCGTTTTTAGGCGGCCTCTAATTAATTAGTTATTAAGCACCTGCAACGCCGTAGATACCTCTATAGTCAGAAACTCCAAAAGAGTATCTTTCTCTAGCTTTGTATCTTACGTTACCAGTTGAGAAGTCACCTTCCATTTTAGTTTGGATAGGTAGTCTCTCAAAGTACTTCATTCCGTTAGGAACATCAGTAATGATGTAGTAAGAATCAGGATCAGTAAGATAATGATTTACTCTGTAACCTTCAGGAACCATTCCCATGTTTTTCAGTGCATTGATATCATTATCAGCTGTTCCAACTCTTCCTTGAGACTTTAACAATCTCTCAGCGTTAAATTGATTTTCAGAAGGAACAATCATTTTCATTCCTCTAGCTGCAATTTTTAAACCTCTTTCATCAGTCATTCCAGCAATGTCAATCATCGCTTGTTCTAATGAAGTTTCGTTTAAATCCGCTGGTGTAGTAAGCGTGTTAGAAACGTTAACTGAGATCGTTGGGTGAGCTGTGTTGAATAAAGAAACGCCATCACCTGAATCAAAGTTATCCACAAGTGGTAAACCTTGGTTAAGTGGTGTAGCTGCTTTAATCTGTTTAGCGTTTGCCATAGATCTAGCTAAAGCTTTTGTATATCTAGACGCAAGTCTATCATACAAGTTGTCTTCCATTGCTTCTTCAGTTAAAGCGAATGCAAGAGCCACAGTTTCATTTGTGTATCTTGCAGTGTATGTTTCTTGTGCGTTGTCAAATGCAACTGCAGAACCTTCAGGTTTTACATAAGCATTAGCAAAGCCAGATAACATCACTTCTTCTTCAAAAGCTCTGTCTGATGTTTCTTTTGCATAAATTTCTTCATGCTCAGAATCATATCTTTTATACTCAAGGCCGAACAAGGCGTTTAAACCTGGCTCAAGCTCTTTTACGAGTTGTTGTCGTGATATAGCCATAATTTATACTCCTTATACCCCGGCCGTAGCAGGAGCCAAAATGTGTTCAGATAATTGTACTCTCCAATTTACATTGGCAGAAGTAATATCTGAGTTTTTTGGATCTCTTGACGGTCCGATTATTTTTAGTTGTTTTAGTGCTGCACTAATATCAGAATCATCTAATTCCATACTAGATACACCATTTAATGTACTCCCATTTGCGTTTCCAACAGTATCTGCTGATGAAAAAACATCTGCTTGTGCTGAAGCACCAGCATTATCTGATTGTACTTCGAACATTTGCATTGGAGAGTCGTACACAAAACATTCAATTGCACCACTATTTGCTGGAGTAATTCCACCAGGATAGAAGTTTTTGAACGTAGGTTTTTGTGTTGTTGGGTCATCATAGAAACATCCCCAAAATGCGCCAAGGTTAGCACCATCGCCGTCTGCGGCTAGATCTGCATAACCTCCAGCTACAGCCTTAACGACTGTACCTTGAAATATTACCGATGCATCACCAGGTACTATATTATATTGACTCATTCCAGTGGAATCATCTTGCTGTCCAACAGTTTTTAACGGTCTAAGACCGAAAGCTGCGTCTTGGTTAGCCATAATTGTTTCCTCTGTTCTTTAGTAGTTATTTCTAACTACAGGTTAATTTAAATTCGTTGGGTCGTAATTGTTAAAAAACTTTTACTTACCACCGAAAGATTTGCTAGAGCGGCTATCATAACTGATAGGCATGCTCGGGTGCTGATCCCTTAGCAGATCGGATTTAACGGCATCATCATTATCTTTAGCTTTATCGCTATAATATTTTTGACGTGCTTTGGCGATCTCTATTGGTATTCTGGCCAGCAACAGACCTCCTACTCCGATGACACCTTTGTATTTGCCGTCTTCAACAATTGGATAATTAGAATCTTTGTACTCTTCCGCACGAACTAAAGCATATCCTGATCTTAATTTACCAGTAATGTTTTTGTTGTCGTTAAAGCCTAAGCTTTCTGATCTTATCCATCGATGATGAAATCCATCCGGCGCAGGTGGAGCATCTAAAGATGAGGGTGGTGTCCATACAACTTCATTCGCTGTAGCGTTTCTGTCTTCGGACGCACGGGAGTCTCTTACTACTTCTTCTGTAACCTCCGTTTTAATTTCTTCAGTTACTTTAGTTTCATTATTTTTCATATGCGTTTTACTCCTCTATGTTTATTTGTTTAGCATATTCTTCAAGTGGCACATTCAATTTTTTAGCAATTGCTACCTGTGATGATGTGAGAGTCACAGTTCTGCGACCAGCTCTATTTACTCCTCGAGTAGCAGAAGCTACTGTTTGAGTGGGCTTAGTCGGTTGTTCTGTTACCTTATCAAATTTATGGGGGAATTCAAGCTTTATTCTTCTATCTAATTCCACATAATAATCATTAGATTGGGGATCGTAACCTTCTTCTTCTACTAACTTTTTATGTAAACTAAAAGCTGTATAAGTCATAGGTTCATCTTTTCCAAACCAAGCATTATTATCTGCCCATTCCGTTGCTCTTGCATCGGGTTTTGGTAAGTCCGGTTCTTGTCGAATAATTGGTTGTTTTAATGGTACTTTTACATTTTGTTCTTGATCAGCTTGTTTAACTTTCATTTCAGCTAATCTAGCTTCTTCATAACCTAATTTAGCAATTTCTTTTGAAGCTTCTACTTCTGCTTTTAAGTCATTATTTTCTCTTGCAGTAGCTAGTTTAGATTGAGCTGCTTCAATTCCAGAAACAATTCTGTTTTCCATTTCTGAAACAAAACCTTTATCTATTTTTGCTAATCTATCTTTAAGAGATTTTTGTTCTGTGTTAACAGACTTTGCGTATTTTGTAGCTTCGTCTCTTTGACGTTCTGCTTCACGCATTCTTTTAGTAAGCTTAGCTATTCTTTTTTTAACGCCTTCGCTATACTCTTCTAATTCTGCTTTAGGTTCTTCTTTTTTTGGCTCTTCTGTTTTTTCAGTAATTAGTTCTGCTGGTTTTTCTTCTACTGGTGGTGTTTCTTTTATTTCTACTTCACCTTCAGGTTTAACCTCTGGAACTACTACTTCTGGTACTACATTTTCTTCAGGTAAAGTTACTTCTGCACCTGGACCATCTGTAGGTAAATCAATGATCTTATCATTTTCAGTTGGCATAGTTATCTCCTATGTTTGTTGGTTTAATATTCATGCAAGATATCCTCTGGATTCTCGATTGTTGCTAAAACTTCATCATCGTTTAGCAGACGTATTTCACCACCTTGTATTTTTATTCTTGAACCTGCGTAACGTGCAAACATTACCCAATCTCCTTTTTTACACCAAGGGCCAGAGTTCTCAAATCTCTTTCCTTTGTATGCTTCCGGTCCAACAGCTAAAACATTACCACACTGAGAACCAACTTGCTGTTTCTCTAATGTTGTATCGTTCATAATAATTCCACCCTTAGTTTTATCTTTCATTTTAAAAGGTAAAATTAAAAGTCTCCAACCTGTAGGCATTGGAAGTTTTGTTGATTCTTCTGTTACTTTTTTTTCTGGTTCTGATTTTTTTAAACCGACTAATGATGTATCTGGGATACTAATTTTCGGTGTTGAGTTTAACGACTGTTCCTTCATTTTCATCTTGCTCCTTATTTTCAAGCAGGTTAGAGATTTCCTGATTTATTTGTTGATATGCTTTTAACTGTCCTACCATATATTGATATTTATCCCAATTGTCAACTTCACCATTGATTAAAATATCTGACACACTATCAGACAATTCTGTTACTTCTTTTTTTAACTTATAGACTATTTGCATTCCGTCCATTGTTTAACCTTTCCTAATTGGTATACCACCACTTGGATAACCAAATTTATTATTTCCCATTACAGGAGAATAACCAGCAGCTTTTGATAAACCACCATCAGCCATTTCTTTTTTAGGTACGCAATTAGGTACCTTTTTTTTACCCTTTTTTTTCATTCCTTTTTGAGTGTATCCGTGCCAACAAGCCATTATCTTCTAAAACCTTTAGTAGCTAATCTAGGAAAACCTTTTATTAAACCACCAGAAGCTTTTTCTACTCTAGCTTTATCTTGTTTTTTTTCTTTAGCTTCATCAGATAAACTTATCCATTCTTTTTTAGCTTTTTCTTCTTTTTTCTTTATCCACTCTTTAGGTGGTTCTTTGTCTTTGTTTTCTTTTTTTGTAATCCATTCTTTTTTTTCTTCTTTAACTTTTTTCTTAATCCATTGTGTTTCAGTAGTCATTATTTTTTCCCTCCATTATTACGGAAAATTTGTGTTCCCTTAATGCCATAGATGCTCGCCACGACAAGAATCCATAAATTTGTAAACCAGCTCGGGAGTGCTGCAAAATGTTCGAAAAACACATTTACTTTTGTCATTGCGTCTGGATCATCTGACCAAACTGAAAATGCAAGTACCGCTATGGGCAATGTAAGCACCACAAGAACTGCCTCGTCCTTATAATCGTTTTGCCTAGCTTCTAAAAGTTTTCCTTGGTAAGCTTCCTTACCTTCGGCCATTTTTGTAGCATGCATTAACTGTGCATCCGACATAGCCATTTTAGTTCTTTGCTTGTTAGCGTAAATTTTTGATCCAGCAGAAACTGCTAATTTAATAGCACTTAACCACATAATCTAATACCAAGTAGCTTTTTTACTTTTGGAAGCTAACATTCTTTTAGTTCCTTTAACTTGTACTGTTTGAGATTCTTGTGGATTAGTTGCTTCAATTTCAACTCCACCTGTAGCAGAACCATCTTTTGTAATTCCTGGTCCTACAGTAACTTTTGGTTCTTCACAATATCCAGAACCGATTGTCCAATCTTTTGACATTATACTAATCCTCCTCCTCTAAAAGCTTTTCCTAAACCACGAGTTGACATTCCGCCACCTTTTAGTTCTTTAACAATTCTTTTCTTTTCAGCTTTTAAATTTTTTTTACCTTTTTTAGTAAACGCTTTTTCTGAATCAACTCTTCCAAGTTCTTCCAGTCTGTTCATTCTTTTAGTGTTAGCCATAATTATTTATCCATTGTTGATACAGAAGAATAAGCTCTGTTACCAGATGCTTTTTCCATACCTTTAGATTCATCTCTTCTAGCTTTTAGACTTTGCGATTTAGCTCCGTTTCTAGCACCTAGGGACTCGTCTAATCTGTCATTGTAACCTTGTTTTTTAGATGACCCATCTTTACTACCGTACGGGAATCTTTCTGAATAAGGTCTTGATCCAAAATCATTTCTCATAATGTTTTCTCCTATTACTGTGTTTTTACTTTAAATAATCCTGCAAGTCCACCCTTATTTGCTGTCATAATTTCATTATCTACTATAGTTTCATTATCTTGTATAATATCATCTTCTACTAACCCTTTTCTTCTAGCTTGATTAGCCCTAATTTTATCTAATGCACTCATTAAACTAAAATCTATAAATTCTTCATTAGTATCATCTATTACTCCAGGAATAACTGGATATGCATCACCATCTGGCTCATTGTCATCAGGTCCTTTACCCCAAAATTCTGGATATTCGTCAGGATCATAAAAACCTAAATCAGAACCAGGTACTTCATACTTACTTGTAGATTTAAAATTAATATTTTTACTTGGATAAATTGTTGGAAGAAATGGACCTATAATAGGTATCTTACTTTTAATTTGATTTACTAAAAATTTTTCAGCATTATATTTTGAAAAAAATCCTGTTTTACTGTCTATGTAATCATCTAAATTATCAAAATATTCTTTTTCAGTAGGAGAGACCCATGCTGCTGGTCTTTTACCTTTTGACATTTTTAATTTTCTTTCTTTCATTAATACAGAGTTTTTATCTACAACAATATTTCCACCCGTTGTTGGATCTACTACAACTTTTTTACCAACCATATCTATGATTGGATCTTTGTAAGTATCTCCACCATCATCACTGCTAGTAGTTACTTCTTCTCCATAATATCCAGAACCAACATCAAATCTTGAATGACCTTGATCAGAGCCTTCGTCATTATTACTAGTAGTATTATTGCTTGTTTGAGATGTTGAATTATCTTGAGGACTGTCTCCACCTTCGCCGCCAGTATCTCCTGGACCTGCTGTTTCACCACTTCCACCAAAACCATCACTAGCATCACCCCAACCATTTAAACTTATTAATTCACCTGGTCCTTTATTAGGTGTACCTTCTAATGAATTGTGTAAATCTTTTTTAAGAAGTAAATCTTTTTCTGCTTTTGTAATATAAGCTAATTCTGTTTCTGGGTGATCTGGACTAGATTTCCATTTAACGGGAACATCACTTACTGTGTCTGTTTTGCCTAAGTAATTTCTAACTCCTCCTTGCATTGCAAAACCACCATTAGCTGCTGCCATAATACCTTGTGGTTCTTCTTTAGCAAATAAAGTTGTTAAGGCTTGATCATTATTTAATGCATCAGTTTCTGAAAACAAATTCAACATTGGATCTGCTGTTTGTTCTACATCTTCTGTAGGTGCTTCACTTGTTTGTGTAGACATTTCTAAAGTATATTTTTCTAAATACTCATCATGCTTTTCATTCATTGATGCTGCATCAGGATTAGTTTCATAAACTTTTTTCCAAGCGTCATAAAACGGATCATCACCATCTGCTAGTCTTTTTCTAAACATAGAAGCAACACCACCCATATTATAATCTTTAGCAAATTTTTTTGCTACCTCGGGTTCGTTAGCAAATAAATATCTTCTTTGTTTTTCTGATTTGAATGGCATTAGCACTTCCACTTTCGAAGTGATTTATTTATTCTTGAATCTGGATCGTTAGCTGTTTTAGCTGACGTTAATTTTTTCTTCATCCCACGCATCCGAGCACAGAAGGATTTTTTTCTTGATCCACCCTCGGGTTGGGGAGCTTTTAGATTTGATCCTGGATTAGCTTTGTTGTAACTATCTCGTCCCTTTTGATTCAGTCCTCCAGATTCTGACTTACCTTCTTTTCTAGTCCAAGCTGGTGAGCCTCCTCTTTTAAACTGCTGTCTAACAGCACCCATTCCACGAGTAGTTATCATTACGTTTTCTTAGCCGTCTTAGCACTGTTCACAAATGCTTTTTTTGTTGGTGCACCTTTAGCTCCAGGTCTTCTCATTTTTTCTCCACTACCTGCAGCGATTCTCTTACGCTTTGCGTGAATGTTATCATATAAGCCACGTTGTTTTGCCATATTAACTCCTTGGTCCTTTTAAGATTCTTACATCTTGTTGTTTCATTTTATCATTTTTCATTTTAGCTCTATTGGACATTTTCTGTTTTTCAATAGAGGTCGCTGCTCTTAGAATAGCAAGATCTTCTTGCTGTTCCATCTTATCTTCTTGAAGATTCTGATTCATTAAAGTTTTCATTTTATCTAAGTTTAATCTAGCATCATCTTCTTTTTGTTTTCTCATATTGTCTTGTGCTTTAAGATCAAGCTCTCTTGCTCTTAATTTTACAAGTGGGTCGTTACCTAAAATGCCGATTGCTTCTTTTTGCTCTTTAACAAAGTCTTCGGTCATCTCTGCAATCAAAACAGCCTTACGAGATTCTATTTCTAACTCTAATTGCTGTTGTTGTTGCTGCATTTGCTGTTGCATTTGCGGATTAGACTGCATTTGCATCTGCATTTGAGGATCTTGTTGCATTTGTTGTGCCATTTGTTGTGCTTGTGCAATTTTATCTCTAAATTCTAGTTGAACTTGCTCATCTGCCATCAAATTTATGTGTTCAAAGATGTTTTTTTCCAATGAAGTCATAATTACAGGGTTATTTTGCGCCATTGTCGTCCCCATAAACGCTAAATGCGCAGAAATGTGGGCTTGGTGGTCTTGTCCTGTAAAAGCTTGGAAAGGTTTTCCAGCTAAAGCATCAATATGCTCTAGTGCTTGGTTTTTTGGAGCTGGTTTTGGCGGTGGTGGCAAGATTGTGTCAATATTTTTAACACCAATTGCTTCATACATGTCTCTATACGCTTCATACAAGTTATGAATCTGTGGATTAGACTGTGCCAGCTGTAATTCTGTTTGTGCAATAGATACTCTTTGCGTTGAAGAAAATATATTAGGATCTGCAACAGGTAAAACATCTATCTTATCATCAAAGTCTTGTTGTTTAATTTCGTTGTTACCACCGATTACATCATATGGATATACAGGTGGTAAATAAGTTGAGAAGACATCAGCTAATAATGAGAATTCATTTTTCATTGATGCATACAGTCTCTTGTGGATCGCTGACATGACTCTTGAACCACGTTCTAAAAGAGCTACAGTTGTTCCAACAGCGGCCTGCTGGTTCCCATCACCAACTTGCATGTCAGCAATTGATGCGAATCTCTGTCCAGCCGATACACAAATACCCATCAACTGTAATAAAGTCTGTGATGGTTCTTTGTATGGTAACGGCATAAAAGCGTCTCTTAGATTTCCACCTGGTGCGTCTACATCTCTGAACTCACCTGGTTGAAGTGACTGGGCATCATCTCTCACTCTGATACCTCTTTGTTTAAATCCTGCTGGTAAGTTGGAGAGTGTTCCAGCATCGATCAATTGTCTAAGGGCAGCTGTTGCTGCTCTTGTTAGACCACCGATCATATGTATTAATCCAAAACCATAAAAACCTAAACCTGGCAAAAATTTAAAATGCACAAAGTATTGAGTTTTATTTTTCTTTGGATCGTCTACCTTATAGTTTCTTCTTATAGATAAAACTTTTCTTGAGCCATTATCTATGGTTACGATGTAAGGAACTTTTATACCTGTAGGTATTCCGTCCTCACCTCTATCTTCAAAACCTTCTAAATCAAGATCGACATGACATTCGATCAACGTATACATAGCGTTGTCTTTTTGTTGTCCTGTCATTCTTGTTCCTTCTAGTTCTCTTTCTTTTTTCTTGACTTCAGATTCTTCTGCGTAAGGAGAAAATAATTCTATGTCTCTATAGAATCCTGCAACTTGTTGTTTACGCAAATCGTTTTCTGAAATTTTAACCATATGACAGATCGCTTCCGCATCTTCTAATGAGGTAGCAGAATACGGAACGACTAAGTCATCTGCAGGAACAAACTTTGATACAGCTCGTCCCAGTAAATCGTCATAATAAACTTTTTTAAATGTTGAACCTGCGAGTGGTAAATAAAATAACATCTGATCAAACTCTGGCTCGTACTCTTTCATTACATTCATGATTTCATAGTTCATAAAGTTAGAGACCCTAGTTGCTTGATCCTGCTTTTCAGGTGTAGCTTGTCCTAGTATCTGAGTTCTGATCGGACCATTCGCTGGTAATAATTCTTTATACGCTTGTGCTTGAAACTGAGTAACCGCTTCAGCTAAAACTGGATGCGTTGCACCTGATGCTCCTTGGAAAGGTCTTGTTCTTTGTTCGAACTGAAATCCTAAAAGATCTAAACCTTTACTATAAGATTGTTCCCATTCTCTTCTTGACTCTTTGTAATCTGTGTAGTTTGCATACAACTCAGATCCTAGAGGCTCGAGGATAGAATCTGGCAACAAGGATGCTAAGTTAGCGTAATGATTGTCTGCACCTTCTGGTGCTTCTGCTCCTGGTTCAAAATTAATATCTACTGAACCATCTTCGTTTTCTGTAATCTCGGTACTGTTTGGATCAGGCATAGATTCCTGAATGGCAGTATCTACTTCCATTTGTTCTTGTTCTGAGGGAACAGTTATGTTTTGTCTTACATTCGGTAAGGATTTATCTACGTCTGCCATTTATTTTCTCCAGTTTATCTTGTTTATCTTCTTTTGGTTGTTTAATCAAGCCTCTAGCGTCAGGTCCCTTGATTGGAGGGATTTCTTTCCATTTAACATTTTTCATGTTTTTAACTAGAGTTGGGTTTTTCATTAATAGTATTGTTTTGTATCTATTAGTTTTGGAGTATCTTTATAATCTTCTGGGTGGTTCAAAAATCCTCCTTGTCTAAATCTTATTACCGCTTGAGTTGTGCTATCCACCAAATCGTCATTATCTCCAAAAGGAAATGATGCACACTCTTCTATAACTTCTTGAGCAAATTGTAAATGAGTAGGTGCCCAAATTTGACCACTTTCAAATAACGGGGCAACAGCGTTAACTCTAGCATGTTTGTCGTTTCCACGAGACGGAGTGAAATTGACTACAGGTATTCCCATATTTCTTAACTCATATGTTAATGGCAATCCAGCAGCCTTAGCCTCAATTAGTACAGTTTCAGGTTCCCAGTATTTATATAATTTTAATGCTTCACGCCTTAGTTCTGGAAATTCAAATCTTTCCTTAACTGCATCGAGTAAAATCAATTGATGAGGTGAGTCTTCGTTCTCACGAAAAATACCCCACGTTGTAATTGCACTAAAGTCAGCAGACTCTCTTTTTAAAAAAGCTGTATCGTAAGATTGTATGACATGATCACAGTTTGGAATTCCTCTATCCTCTGGCCACTTCTTCCACCAATCTCTTTTGATCAAAGCACCTTCTTCTGATGTTGGGTTTTGCATATACTGTGCATTCCATTTTGGAAGTGCAACTGATGCTTTAACATTTAACAATTGTTCTAGTTCCCAGTACTCTGGCCAAACAGGTTTGTTGCTTGGTAGGATTGCAGGAAATTCTACAACTTCCCATTGATCTGCTTTAGGTTCTTTTTGTGCAGCCTGTAACATTCCTGTCAAATCTTTTGTATTCCATCTTGTCATAACCAGTACAATCATTCCGCCAGGTTGAAGCCTTTGTCTAGGACCAGAGGTGTACCATTCGTAAGCACGCTCTAAAGATTTAGCATTCATTGCATCTTGCTCAGAATGTGGATCATCAATGATTAGTAGATCAGCACCACGACCAGTAACTGCACCCTCGACACCTACTGCAAAATACTCGCCCCCTTGTGCTGTCTGCCAGCGACCGGCGGCTTTACTATCTTCTTGTAGTCTAGTTGGAAAAACTTCTTTGTACTCTTCGCTATCCATTAAGTGTTTAGCTTTACGACCAAACCTAACAGCAAGTTCAGCTGTGTGAGTTGCTTGAATTATTTTTAATTTTGGTCTGTTACCAATCATCCAGGCGGGTAGTAGAAAAGATGCAAACTCAGACTTTGTATGTCTGGGTGGCATATTTACAATGAGTCTCTTAATCTTTCCAGATTTTAAATTATTAAATTTTTCTGCAATAACTTTATGATGGTCCCCCTCTATAAAGTCTGGCCACATGTGTTTAACAAAATGCATAAAGTCACTCTTAATTAAAGAATGCTTTTGTTTAATATCTTTTTGTACTAAATATTTTTTTAATTCTCGTCTGGTCTCAGGAGGTAGCTCGGAAACGTTTAAATTTTTTATAATATTTTTTATATCATGCATAAATAACCTTATGGGGGTGAAAACGTTTTTACTCTGATTAAATGTCTAAATCAACATAATATACACATATATTAAGTTACTTAACTATATAATAAGTATTAATGTACTTCGTACTTTACTTTTTTGGAAATAGTCGTGGTACCTCTATTGAGGTACCACGAAAAAAAGCGAGGGGCAACAAGCCCCTCGCAACAAGTTATTGATTGTCTTTTAATCTTTTAAGATTATCTCTAATGGTTGCCCAATCATAATTAGTATCTATTGGGCGTGTAGGTGTTTCGGTTAGTCTACCAATATAATTTATAAATCTATCCATATAAATATTTAAGTAATCATCTAAACATCTTAATGTACAACAACCATGATAATAGGTGCTACTCACTAATCTATTTTGATAAACCTTGCTACCCTTTACACCTCGTATTCTATCCTTTGTATCATACTGATAGCATAAAGGATTTTGACAGTAGTCTTTCATTTACGAATATCCTTTCGTATATTTTGGACTTGTTGAGCTCTCAACAATGCGTCAATGAACCTTTGATTTTCAGCTAACTTTCTGTCAACTTCTCTTAACTTCATTTCTGAATATAAGAAACCTAGAAACCCTACTACTATGAGTAGGGTTCCAGAATATAAAAGTATATTAAAGATATTCATTATTTCACTTCCATTTCTTTTGTTAAGATTAGAGGTTTATCTTTTTTTATTTCACAACTAACATAAGCCTCATCATCATCATCAACTTTAATAGTACCAATACAAACTGTGTCGTGATATTGGTCGTATTCATCTTGACCAGATAAAACTATTTCTGTTGAAAAGCTATCATCAACAACATCAACTTTTGCAT